ATTTCCGAAACTGTACGGTACGAGAAGAATCAAGCCTGTATATGCAGCAAATCCCCGCATAAGTCTTGTAGGCGATGAGCAGTATGTTGATTTACTTTTCTTTTTAAATTACGGTAATTTGCGGTTTTGCAATATTGATGTTGGATACGGATTGACAAACGAAACATATACTTTTCAATCAAGCGATTTCAGTATCGAAGCGGATAATCTTGAAAGTATCTCAGTTAAAAACACTCCGTTGAGTTCTTTAAGTTTTGATGAACTGACAATTGGAAAAGCTTCTGAGGTAGCGAAAAAGATAGAAAAAGATGTTGTGCTTGATCAGCCTGGTATTGCGCTGCTAAAAGATGTGCGGAGTTCTTTGGGCGATCAGGGGCGTATATCAAGAAGCGAAAGCAAAACAATTTCTTTTGACCCTAAGGATAGAGGCACTCTTGTTAGTTTTGAAGTATATCCTGATAATAATCATAACAGCGCACCATTCTTTTATGTTGATTTCCGAACGGTGGATAACCAAACGTGGCGAACATTTCCCATAGATACTCAATATGGTGTTATTGGCACTCGTGTAAATGACACAGATACCTATTACGACTCAGGCTCAAATTTTACTACAAGAAAATTTGGGGCATTTGAAAGTGACGATGGTAGTTTGATAACTGATATTAGAGTACAGTGTGTTACTTATGGCGATGGTGGTTTTCAGATACAGAGTGTTACAACTTTCGATAACACATTATCTAATTCCCCTGTCAGAACGACGGCGTCAAACACAAAATCTGCAGAAGTTCATGTTTATTCAGATCAGGGAATTTATTCTATAACGAATAAAGGACAGACAAAGAGAGCAAGATACATATTCGAAGTGTTTTATCGAGAACTATATGCTTCAACTTGGATTTCCGGAGGTACAATTGAAATGTCCGGTAAATCTAAAAATCCGGAAAGGAAACGCAAAATTCTTTACTTCCCGAATACAGGAACTTATGAAGTAATGATACAATATTTAAATCAAGAAGGCACAACTGGCAACGATTTTGAAAATATTACTTGGGCTTATTTACAGTCTTTTCAGGACACGGCCACAGGTGAAATCTGGGGCGGAGATTATACTAATTCAGATATAAAAGACGTACCGACGCTTGCATATTTGAGGATGAAGACCACATCAAAGTTAAATGGTGTGATTGATGAGGTAAGTTTTTATCTCAGTGGTTTAGTCAATTCACCTTTCGGTGGGGCTTGGGATGTAGCAGATAATCCAGCGGATGCTTTTTATGATGCGATTACAGGCGGTCAAGTTATTAGCCCGGTTCCGAGTGCAAACATAGATATGACAGAATTAACAGATTGGTATAACTGGTGTGAAACAAATAACTTTAAATTTCATTCGTATTTTACTGATAATTCTACAATTTTGAATAGATTAAAAGCTATCGGCAAACCGGGTCTTGCTGTCCCATATGTAAAAGATAACAAGTTTACTGTTATCAGAGATCGTTCGGATGCTGATTTATCTCAAGTTATAACACCCCGAAACTCCTGGAATATGAAAGCAAGCAAAGACTTCCAGAAAGTACCTCATGCTGCTAAAATGAAATATACAGATACGTCGAATTGGGAAGAAAAAACGATAATTGTATATAATAGAGATCAGGAGACAGGCACTTATTACACAAAAACGACCGCTACAGACTTTATAGAGATTTCCGAACTCCGGATAACAGACAAAGAACAAGCCAAGAAGTTTGCAAGGTATTATTTAGCCGAGATAAACCTTAGACCTATAAAATACAGTGTAGAAATGGCAATAGAACACATCACCGGGGAAGTCGGGGACAAAGTCAAATATTCTTATGACACGGTAAAAGTTGGTGAAACATACGGTAGAATAAAAGAAGTTTTAACAGACGGCTCAGGAAATAAGACTGGAGTAGTAGTTGATGAACCGGTAGTAATTGCCGCAGGCAAATCTATCCAAATTAGATACGCGACAACGACATTGAACACAGTTTTGATGAATGTAGACGAAACAACTTCTGATGCTACAACAATATATTTTGCATCAACAACAACGGCAGGATTTGAAGCAGGTGATTTGTTTTACTTCGGTGAGACAACAACTATCGAAGCGGAAGGCAAAATTAAGAAGATTCAACCGGATATGGATAATTTCACAGCAACAATAGAATTTGTGAACGCTGCTGATGAAATACATGATACTTACCTCGTAGACCAGATTCCGGTTTATGAACCGATAGTATCCACGACTCCGGAAATAGAGGACAGCAAACTTCCTGCGCCGGAAATAACAAATATTACTCAAAGCGTTATTAATGCCGACGGGGTTCAGGAACCCGGGTTGATAGTTGCTTTTGATCCGCCGGACGTTCCGATTCCTGTTAAACAGGTTTTCGTAGATGTAAAACTGAACGGAGAAGTTGTTGCTTCGAGTAAGATAGAATACGACATAGGAGTTCAGTCAATATCTGTTTATAGAATTAATGAGGCTAAAACATACACGGTAGAGCTTTATTTGAAGAGCGACAGAGACGAGATCGGGAGCATAGCATCCCAGAGTTTTACAACTGATAATTTCAGTACAGCGTATTCTCCGGCAGCTCCTAACGCTGTTGATTTTCAGAAAACGAAAGACGGCAGGATTGTTGTTTACTGGGATATAATCAAAGATGAAAACATTATTGGGTATAAGTTGGCAAGGTCTAATGTTGATGGGCAGGTTGCAGAATATCAAACAGATGAACCTTATTATACTTTGGATGATTATTTTACCGGCGATACTTTCCAAGTAGCAGCATTTAAAGAAGTGCAAGGGATAAATTACCGTTCAGCGTACTCAACAGCCGTTGACTGCCCGTTTACGACATCAGCGTTGATTTTAGACAGTACAGAGTTTACAGCGGAAGGCGTTAAAGTAAATTTGATTTTGCCGGATACGGTTGAATTTAGCAAAGTTTTAATTAAGAAAGGCACTCTCTGGGACACTGCAACAGATAAAGGATATTCTCGAAATAATACTATAATATTGGATGACACGACAGCCGGGACTTATAATTACTTATTCAGAGGACAGACAGCTTACGGTGACTTGGGTGACGTTTTGCAGGTTAATTATACGGTTGCGGTTCCGAATGCCCCGACAGGGTTCAGTTTTGCAGTTGATAACTATGATATTATTTTTAGCTGGAATGCTGACGCCCGGACGGACTTTCCTATTGATTACTATGTTTTGAACGGCAAACAGATAGATGGTACAAGCCTTAAAATAGGTGTAGATTGGACAGGCTCAAAGACGTTTGATTTAAAAGCGGTTGATGTTTTTGGAAACGAATCCTCGGTCACTTCTCAGACTGTAACAGTAGATTCAGTCAATACTCCATCGGCAATTAACACGGTTTCAAAACTGTACGGTATAGATGTTAGCGTTCAGGTAGTTGAAGATTCAAACTATGCCGGGGTTGAGCTTTGGGCAAACACTGTGAATGATAGAAGTACGGCAGAAATGATTTACTCCGGTAATACACATGATTATTCCTTGACAAATTTAGAATTGGTTGACAGTAGGTATTTTTGGGCTCGGAGTAAAAATAAATTCGGTTTCTATTCAGACTGGTACCCGGCAACTGGTGGCGTTTACGCAACGACAGATTCAGACCCTACAAAAGTCTTGGATACTTTACAAGGCTCTGTTTCAGAAAATCAGCTAATTACATCGTTGAATGATAGAATTGATTTGATAGATACACGAGGTGCAATACTTGAAAAAGATGTGGTAGAAGAAGGTATAGTTAGAAGCATTAACGGCATAATACTTGAAAATGCCAGGGATATGATAGCTATACAGGAAAGCATGACTGTTACTAAAAATGATGTCGGTGACTTACAGGCTGAATATATGCTAAAGACTGATGTTAATGGTTATGTTGCAGGGTTTGGTTTAGTCAACGATGGTGCAACTTCGGAATTCACTATACTCGCTGACAAGTTTCAAGTTGCTATGCCGGATGGGTCAGGTACTCCTAAACAAGTTTTCACTGTAGGAAATGTAAATGGAAACCCTACGGTAGGTATTGATGGCGGGTTGGTTATAGACGGTTCTATATCGGCAAATACTATCGGGACAAATGAAATAATAACACAGGCCGCAAACATAAGAAATGGGGTAATAACTAATGCCAAGATAGACAATATAGACGCAAGTAAAATAAACGCTACAACACTCTCAGCTATCAGCGCTAACTTAGGAACAGTAACAGCGGGGGACATAACTTCAGCGGTGTTTAGAACATCGGCGAGTGGTGATAGAATTGAGATTAACTCGGATAATAATTTGATGAAACTATACAGTCCCGATAACAGCAACAATGTAGTAGGCATGGCGACTATTGGTTTACATAATAATCCATATACTGGTTTTGACTCTATAATTTCAACTGACACAAGAAATAGTTATGTAGATGGCTTCGTAGCCATAGCTGATAGGCGCCCTGCTATCCTTGGATATGGTGAGGGGGGTGGTGGAATTGGAGTTTACGGCTGGGGGGGTTTTTATGGACTCCAAGGTTCAGGGGCATCTGTTGCGGGCTCAATCGGGGTTTATGGTGATGGAGTCACTAATGGTGTTCACGGCTATGCATCGGGTTCAACTTCAGCAGGAGTTTATGGTAGTGGGGTCAATATTGGCGTAAAGGGTGCTGGGGATAATTTTTGTTTTTATGCTTCCGGCACAGGAACAGACTATGG